TTATAATCTGCCAAATCAGTTATCCGGAGGACAGCAGCAGAGAGTAGCAATTGCAAGAGCACTGGTGAATCGTCCGGAAATTATATTTGCAGATGAGCCGACCGGAGGGGTTCAGTTAGTAGTATAACAATCACAAAAAAATAATATGAATGTTTTTGTCATGGTCAACACGGATTTCCTTGACAATGGAACGCCACAATTCACGCCTCTCCGGTATAGACAAAGAATCATACACACTTTCAAAATCCATTTTCAAAAAGTTTTTCAAATACGATAAATCCTTGACAGGTCGGGAATCCTCTGCATTTATTTTCTCAAGCTGCATCAGCAGTTTTTCTCTATCAAGTTTGAACTCGTCCATTGTTATGAGGTCGTTCAAATATAGGTCTTTCAATTTCTGCATTTTTCCCTCAACACTCCGGCGTTTGGCATCGGTACGCAATGCCGGAAGATTTGCAACCTCGTATTCTGCAATATAGTTTTCCAGTTCCGGACGGATGCGTTCGAGGAGCATCTTTTCAAGGGTTGTCTCAAATACAAGTTTTCGGTTCGGGCAGCGGTGCAGGTTCACACCCTGTCGGCAGCGGTACACACTGTATTTATATACGATTCGTGTTCCGTCGGCACGGACACGACCTCCTGCACGTTGCTGACATCCGCTCATGATATGGTCGCAGTCATCGCAGACAACGAGACCACTGAAAATATAATCGTGCTTTTTCCCGCTCTTGATGTTGATTTTGAGAAGTCTCTGCACATCAAAGAAAAGGTCACGGTCGATGATAGCAGGACAATAATTTTTATTGTCACGAAACTCACCGATGTATTTCGTATTTGTGAGCATATTTTTGAGACTGGCAGCAGAACGAACAAGTCCGAACTCACTCTCCATGTACCGGAGTGTCATGCTCAAGTTTCCAGTCTTGCGGTAGTATTGGAAGATAGCAACGGCGGTCGGAGCGTCGTCATCCGGTACAAGGTGTTTATTTACAATCTTATATCCGAGAGGGGTTGAGCCGGAAAGAACCTCCCCGTTGTCAACCTTGTCATCGAACACGCCGAGGATTCGGTCAGAATCATTTTGAGCCTCAAGTTCTGCCCATATCATTGAATTATTAACGAAAGCACGACCGTGAGGGGTTGAGGTGTCAAAATAAGGCTGCTCAATGGCAGTCCATGAAACACCGTGCTTGTCAAGAATGTCCTGCGTGTTCAGATAATGACGGAGGTTTCTGAACCAACGGTCAAGGCGGGTGAAAATAATGAGGTCAATTCTACCTGCACGGACATCATCAATGAGGCGTTGAAAGTCGTCTCGTTTCAATTTCTGTCCGGAGATTCCGTCATCAATGTATGTGTCAACGAGAATCATGTTCTCATGACTGTCTATGTATTTTTGCCCTGTTGCTAATTGGTCACGCATGGAATCTCCGTCCTTGACCTGTTTGTCAGTCGAAACACGGATATAGATTGCCACACGGAGCAGGATTTTCTCAACAGGAGCGGTTGTTTTACGTCGCATTTTATCAACTCCATTCAAAAAAGGTATAAAAATAAAACCTATGCACAAGCACGGTTTTATGATAAAATGAGACTTGCGGGTGACATTTTATCAATCGTGCTTGTACGATAGATATGTGTTGTCAAAGAGCGGTTTCCATTGGCGTGGAGGCTGCTCTTTTTTTATTACAAAAATTCGATAACGACATCAAATCAGTGCGGAAATTTCGTTCTGTACACTTTCCTTGAGAAAGGAGGTGAGCAGGATGAAAATTCTCGTTTGGGAAATGAGAACCTCAAAAGGGTTCACATTGATGGAGTTATCGAAGAAATCCGGAATCGGAAAATCTACGATAAACAACATCGAAAACGGTAAGGTGTCGCCGACATTATTTCAGCTTGAAATGATAGCGATTGCATTAGGCGTGAAAATCACCGACCTGTTTGAATCCGAATACAAATAATTGTATCACATTGCAGCGGGATTCCGGCAGCAGGAGGAACGATTTCCACGATTATGGAAATCAACCTCGATATTTCCACAATGATGGAAATATATGATACACTGTAATCGGAAAGGGGGTGTTCCCCTTGAATTACAAAGAGGCTATTGTTGAAATAGTCGGGAAGATACAAAACGAACGCATCCTCAAGAGGATATATAAATTCGTGGCGTATCTGTACACCCATGAGGCTGACAGTTGAAAAGGCTGTCAGTCTTTTTCTTTATTATTTTGTGTGAACTCAATCGCCTTTTTCATTAAGCGGTCGAGTGCAACGATGTCCTCGTCGCTCAACTCAAGCATGAATTTGAAAAGGTTTTTTCGTGCCTCGTCCTCACCCGCCATGATGCGGTCAATGCGTTCGATGAAATCATCGTCACTGTCGATGAACATTTCTCCCTCACCAGTAGTCAACCACATATAATCAACGCTGAACTCACGGCAGATAGATTTTGTCATGTGTTCGGAGAAAGACCTGCGACCGTTTTCTAAATCAGATACAGTCGACTTTCCAACACCTATACGTTGACCGAATTTCTCAAGGGTAAGGGATAAAGTCTTTCTTAATTCTTTGACACGTTCGCCTTGCGTCATACTGAATCACCTCCTCTGTTTTCTAAAGCATAACACCCAACGAAACAAAAATCAATAAAAAAGTTCGCAAAAAGGAAAAAGCGTATTGACAAAGTTCTGAAATAGGAATATGATGTACGCAAAGAGAACAACAAGGAGGTGAGACATGAAAGGAGATAAGAAAAAAGGGGATTCCGAAGAATCCCCGAATGAAAAAGAACGTGTCGACGAATTTGTCAATGAATGGTGTCGTCTGTACCGAGAGACTTCTCAAGCATCGCATGATAATCACGAAGAATCCCGATAGTGATGTTTGCGGAAATCTTTGCAAAACGCTCAAACTGTTCGGCATATCCGGCAGCCTCCGGATTCTTGTCAGCAAGAGCCACACTTGCACTGATTGCAGCGTTCAAATTTCGTCTCATGATTTCGTCAAAATCAATATCAATTTTCAATGTCCTCACCTCCTGTCATTTGAGAATGGTTGCACATTTATTATATGGCAGGAGATGCAGCAGGGCAAGGAAGAACAGGAGGAGCAGGAATGAAAGAGGCGAAAGCAGCAGGGCAGCAGGTGTCAGAATCAGACACGGCAGAAAACGGCGTGAATCCTCCGGAGGCAAGAGCGGGCGATGATTATGAGACACCGCATCCGGAGGGAATCACGTCTCTCTGCTATTCCTGTACCAAATATGAGACCTGCAATGTCAAAACCGGAACATGCACCTCATGCGACCAGTACAAGAACCGTGCAGAGGCATACAAGACCGATGAACAGAGATATTCAGAGGAGCAGGATGCAATCGACCGTGAGACAAAGAAAAAACTCCGTGAGATGGAGCAGGAGAAGAAAATGCAGAACCTCCCGTCAGATACACAGGAGACCGGACAGAAAGTGCATCAGATACGCCTTGCAAAGTCGTATTTCGATGATGTAGCAAATGGAATCAAGACATTTGAACTCCGAAAGAATGACAGAGGATATAAAAAGGGCGACATCCTTGAAATGATGGAATTTGCAGACGGAAAAAACACCGGACGCACGGTCAAGGTGCTTGTGACATATATCCTTGAGGACTACACCGGAATTGAGGACGGATATTGCATCATGGCAACAAAACTCATGAAAGACGGTGAGGCGTAGAATGACAGAGATAAAAGACCCGATTTTGGCAGCAATGGAGTTCTCACTGAATTACACATTGAAAAGATTTGAGGACACAGAAACGGAGGACGGAAAAATTATCAGAGAGGGAATCATCAGAGGAAAGACTTTAGTTGAACATCTGCGGATTTTTGGTGCGGATGTGTACGGAAAAAGCAAAGAACAGTTTGCGGAAGATATAAAGGACAAAACAAATATTGTGATGATGACCGATGAAGAATACAAGGAATATATCAAGGCGAAAAGACTGTATAGAGTGATAAAAAAGGAGGAATTGTGATGGATAACATCAAGAGAGGCGAAATGTTCTATATCAGCAGAGGGGGGGTGTCATACAACGGGAGCGAACAGCACTCCGACCGTCCGGCGGTAGTTGTAAGCAATGACAAGAATAATGAGAACAGCAATGTCGTTGAGGTTGTATATATGACCACGCAGCCGAAAACAGACCTCCCGACACATGTGACAGTGAGGTCGACAGGCAGACCAAGCACCGTTTTATGTGAGCAGGTCTATTCGGTATCGACAGAACGCATCGGAACGTATATCGGAGAGTGTTCAGACAAAGAGATGGAGAACATTGACATCGCTCTCATGATTTCCTTGCAGCTTGACGGCAACATGAAAACCTCGAAGAAATACAACGAGACAATCAAAGAACAGCAGGAGGAAATTGACCTTTATCGCAAGAAGATTCAAGCGATGCAGGAGGCGTTGAAAGAAAAGGAAAATGAAAAGCCGGAAATCACGGCATCATCAGAGGAGACAATCAGATTACAGACAGAAAGAGACACATACAAGACCATGTATGAACAGTTACTCAACAGATTAGTGAATGGAGGAGCAGCATGAACAAAAGCACATTAAAGGCAGAATTTATCAATGCGAAAATCAAGGATGCGAAATACATCGGAGTGAGTATCAAGACGGAGGGCAGCAGTCAGCCGGAAATCATCATCAATCCGAGAGAGAATTTCGATGCGAAATTTGATTATTACATGGAGGCATACGATGACGATTTGATTCTGATTGCAGCAAAGGGCAAAAAGGACATCCGCATCGTGGCAGTAGGACACGGAAACCGATTCGAGGACATTGAAAACCAGTTAATCGGGGAAAAGGGCAAAGGTTGGAGAGAATTGATTGCAGGAGCGATTGACAACGCCTATGACCGTTTGATTGCAAGCACACCTCCGCAGACGGAGGAGGAAAAGACCCATTGCGAAATGATAAAAGAGGCAGTCAAGGGAATGTTTATCAATGAGAGCAGGACGGCAGCAGAGGCAGAGTTCATCAAGACCCATATTGTTGATTATGAGAAAATATTCGATGTCTGCATGAATGGCGATGACCTTGAGTTCAAAAAAGGACTTGTCAGATTGCAGAAAATGCAAAATGAATATGTGATGCAGAGAGAACGGGAGGAAACGGCGAATGAATAAAGTCATATTGATGGGGAGACTTACAAGAGACCCGAATGTCAGATATACGCAGCAGAACAGTTCACAAGAATCCATGTGCGTGGCACGTTACACACTGGCAGTCGACCGCAGAGGTGCAAGAGACGGGCAGCAGTCAGCGGATTTCATTTCCTGCGTTGCATTTGGCAAAAACGGCGAATTTGCAGAGAAGTATTTCAAACAGGGAACAAAAATCGCTATTACGGGCAGGATTCAGACGGGTTCATACACCAACAGAGACGGTCAAAAGATATATACGACCGATGTTGTGATTGAGGAACAGGAATTTGCAGAAAGCAAGAAAGCAGCGGGAGAACAGGAGCAAAATGCGGGTTATACGGATGCAGGTGACGGGTTCATGAACATTCCGGACGGTGTTGACGAACAACTCCCTTTTGCGTAAATGGAAAGGAGGAGCGTGATAATATGGGAATTATGAGCATCGTGAAAAACGTGATTGAGCATTTCAGAAAAGCCGGAAAGACAGAAAAAGAGATTTCGGGCATGATTGAACAGGCAGCAGACAGGGCGACAGTCAACAAAGGCGTTACAGAAAAAAAGGAATATAAAAGACCGGAAATCAAGGTCGAAACATCGGCAGAACAGTTCGTCGAGGCAGTCATGCAAACGGGTGTCACAGCGGAGCAGGTAAAAACGGCAATTATGAAAATGTGCGATTCGCAAAGATGCACAAATCGCCAAAACACGAATAACTGGCGTAAAATGCACGGTCTGCCTATGAGAAGAAAGCAGAAAGCGAGGAAAAAGCATGAAAGAGGAAAAAGAGCAGACAGTCATTGACAAAACCCTGCTATATCTCGAAAACTATCGTGAAATGGAGCGGTACATCAAAGAGGCGGTATCAGAGACCTCTCAAGTGCCGGATATAGGCAAATACAACATATCAGCAGAAAGAGCGTTCCTGCAATCGGTTAGAGAGTGCCGTGCAGAGACGGTCATTCTGTTCGAACATCTCAAACAGGCTCTTGCATCACTCAAAGAGGATGCAGAGGCAGCAGGTGAGGGGTACAAGTACGACGCACTTGAGGCAGTCTATATCAAGGGCAAGACATACGAGGATATAGTGAGGGAGACAGGATGCGGACGCAACTCACCGAAAAAGTGGTGCAAGGTCATGATTCAACGCCTGTCAATCAAATTATTCGGTGCAAAAGCGATTGAAAATGATAAAAACGGAGTGAAAACAGGGTGAAATGAGGGTGAAAATAGGGGTAAAAAGTGGGTGAACAAAAGGCAAAATAAACGTGATAATATGTTAGCGTGAACAGTTGAGACGAGCGATTGCAGATATGCAGTCGCTTTTTTCTTGCCTGTTTGCCCTCCTGTTATATGCGGGTAAGTGTACACAGTAATGTGCATAACTGCCCGCCTCTTGTGGATAACAGGACAGGAGAACCAAGGAAGAGAGGAGAACGCAGATGCTTTTGAAATCATGCAGGTGTGGCAAGTTGATTCCACAGTCAGTAAAGATGTGCGAGGAATGTGAGCAACGGCAGCAGTCGAGGCACATGATATACAACAACACACGGCGAGACAAGAGAGCAGCCGAGTTCTATGTGTCAAAGGAATGGCGGGCGATGCGGGAACGTATCATTGAGGTCTATGACAACGTGGATATATACGCATTGTATGTCGAGAATGAACTACTCACATGCGAACCAGTACACCACATAGTTGAACTTGAGGACGACTGGGAACAACGCTTGAATCCGTTCAACCTCATACCTCTCAACCATAAGACACACAACACAATCACTGCTCTGTATAAGCAGAGCAAAGCGAGCATGAGAGCAACACAGAAACAGTTGAGGTCACTGATTGAGTACCACTTTCGAGAGGCAGGGGGATATAAAAAAGTTTTGTGCGATTCATTTCTAGTCGCACCCCCTCTTTTGTTTGGAGAAAACTCCCCACGGGAATTTCAGTAGACAGGTGCATCCGAAAGGGGTGTCAGAATGTGACACAAAATCACTGAAATGTTGACGGAAAGGGGGTTTGTTGCTACATGGCAGGACAGAGACAACCCACGGATTTGGTTGTTATGAACGGGCGAAAACACCTCACAAAAGCAGAAATTGAGGCACGAAAAAACGCCGAGGTTGTAGCACCGAACGACAAAGTGAAACCTCCGTCATATTTGACACCGGAGCAAAAGAAAAAGTTCCGGAAGATTGCGAAAGAATTACTTGAAATCAAACTGATTGCGAATGTTGACTGCGATGCACTGGCGAGATTACTCATTGCACAAGACCAGTACATCGAAATCACGCAGCAAATCAGAGCAACTCCGTTGATGGAGGATGTTCCGGTATATGAGACAAAGACGAATCCGGACACGGGAGAAAAAGAACGTGTGCAGGTCGGTACAAGGCAGGTCGTGAACGGTGAACGTGAGCGTCTCATGATTATTCAAGACCGCTGCATGAAACAGTGCAGACAGGGAGCATCGGATTTCGGATTGACAGTCTCCTCACGCTGCCGTTTGGTAGTGCCGAAACCACAGCAGCAAAAGCCGGAGAATAAATTTGCGAAATATGCAAATTAAGGTATGGCGAAAACAGGAGAAACACAAGACCGCTGCACACAATACGCCCTTGATGTTGTTTCGGGCAAGATAACAGCCGGAGAATATGTCCGACTTGCATGTCAAAGACACCTCGACGACATTGAGAAATCGAAAGCAGCACCGTACAAATACTATTTCGACGTTGAAAAGTCAGAGGAAATCATCAATTTCGCAGAGGAATTGACCATTGCAGAGGGCGAAGAAAACGAGCATGTGACCGCATATCCGTTCCAGTGCTTTATTTTAGGGTCACTCAACGGGTGGAGAACAAAGGAAAAATCATACAGACGGTTCAGAACGTCCTATGTGCAATTAGGCAGACAGAACGGAAAATCGTTCATCAACGGTATTTTGGCATGTTATTACGGGAATTTTGACGGGTACAAGTACGGAAAAATCTTTTGTACGGCTACCAAGCAAGACCAAGCGAACATCGTTTTTGACGAGGTCGCAAAATTCATCAATTCGGACGAGGATTTGTCGGAATGGTTCAAAGTGCATGACCACAACCACACGATTGACTGTCTGTTGACACATTCGGAAATCAAAGCGTTGTCCGGTGATACAAAGTCGCTTGACGGACACCGTGCGTATTTGGGAATTGTCGACGAGTATCACGCACACAAGACGAATCAGATGTACAAGCTGCTTGAGGGAGGTATCAAGAAACTCAAGTCGGCATTGATTTCAGTCATCACGACAGCAGGGTTCGACCTCAAATCACCCTGTTATAAATTGTATGAATATTGCTGCAATCTGTTAAAGGGCGTTTTTGAAAACGACAGTCAGTTCGTATATATCGCACAGATGGACGAGCATGACGACAGATATGTTCCGGAGAACTGGATAAAAGCGAATCCGATTCTTGAATTTGACAGAGATGCTCTTGAAAACCTCATACCGATTGCACATACCGCCCGTGATATGGGCGGGGAGGACTTGAGAGATTTCCTCGTAAAGCAGTTAAACATGTGGATGCAGTGGTCAAATTCACTGTATATCAAGGACATCGCAAAATGGAAAGCATGTGCCGTTCTGAAATCGCTCAAGGATTTCAGAGGGTCAAAATGTTATGTCGGGGTCGACCTGTCATCCGGAGGCGACTTGACATCAATCGCAATCGTGATTCCGTTCATGATTGACGGAATAAAGAAATATTTTGTACACACACATTCGTTCATTCCGTCCTCAAGGGTGGACGAACACATCAAGACCGACAAAGTACCCTATGACGTATGGATTGAAAAGGGTCTTGTAACAGTGACCGAGACACTGGGAGGAATAAAGACAGATTACAAATACATCATCAAATATCTTGAGGATTTGGTGAAAGAATACGACCTCAAACCGCAGTTGATTTGTTATGACCCGCACAACGCATCGGCGTTCCTGTCAGACCTTGAGGCATTAGGATTCGATTCAATCTCTGTCACACAGACAGCGAAAGAGTTGAACGATGCGACGGTTGATTTCAGACTTGAGATTTTGGCGGGCAATGTGGAAATCGAGGGAATGGAGGTCGGAAAAGAGGGAAACAAGATTGTTGTTCCCGCCGATGGCTTGCTTGTGTGGTCTATCGCAAACGCAAAGACAATCTCAAACAACTATGGCGAAATAAAAATTGACAAAGACATCACGACAGAGAGAATCGACCTGATTGACGCTATCATCGACGCATGGAAACATGCAATGAAAGAGGAATACCGTCCGGACATGAACGAAACTGTCAATGAATGGCTTGAACAATTTGAAAAATACATGAGGAAAGGCGGTGAGTAATAAATGAATCCGTTTCAAAGAGCCGGAGTAAAAATTTCAAATTGGTGGAAAGGCGAACCACAGGACAGCGGAGGAGCGGTATCGTTAAATTCTCCGTCATTCCTTGAACAAGTAGGACTTGACGGCACAAGAACAAAACCGACGGCAGAGGTCACATATTTCACATGTCTCAAGATGCTGTCGGAGACTCTTGCAAAAATGCCTATTAAATATTATCGAAAAACAGATAAAGGCATTGTCGAGGCAGAACCGACGGAAACATCGAGACTATTGACCAAAAGACCGAACCCGCTTATGACACCAACGACATTTTGGAACACGGTTGAAATTAACCGCAACCATTACGGAAACGCTTATGTGTACATGAGAAAGAAGTTTGACCGTAAGAAATACGGCGGTGAATTTAAAATTATTGATTTGTGGGTCATGCAGTCAAATTGTGTGCAGGTATATGTTGACGATGCGGGGATATTCGCAGGAGTGGGGCGTTTGTGGTACGTCTACACAGACCCGACATCCGGTCGCCAATATGTGTTCAGCACAGACGAGGTCATGCACTTCAAAACATCGTTCAGTTTTGATGGAATTACAGGACTACCAGTGCAGCAGATTCTAAAAGCAACGGTTTCGGGAGCAGCCAAGTCACAAGAGTTCATGAACAGACTATATGAAAATGGATTGACTGCAAAAGCAACTCTTGAATACACGGGAGAACTTGACCAGAAATCAAAAGAGAATCTTATAAAAGCGTTTGAATGGTTCGGAAGTGGAGTAAAGAACACGGGAAAAATCATGCCCGTTCCGTGGGGGATGAAACTCACACCTCTCGACATCAAACTGACAGATTCGCAGTTCTTTGAACTGAAAAAATACAATGCACTGCAAATCGCCGGAGCGTTCGGGGTGAAACCGAATCAAATCAACGACTATTCAAAGTCGTCATACAGTAACAGCGAAATGCAGCAGTTATCATTCTACGTCGACACGGAACTGTTCATCATCAAGCAGTACGAGGAGGAAATCAATTTCAAAATGCTGCCGGATGAAGATGCAGACGACGGATATTATTACAAATTTAACGAAAAGGTATTGTTCCGCACCGATTCAAAAACACAGATGGAATATTTGAGAAACGGTGTCGGGGGAATGATTATCAAACCGAATGAGGCAAGACGTAAACTCGACATGGAAGATGCGGAGGGAGGCGATGTCCTGCTTGCGAATGGCAGCATCGTTCCGTTGACTATGGCGGGAGCAGCATATTTGAAAGGTGCATCCGAACCGGATGAAACCGAAGAACCGGAGCAACCGGAAGAAAAGACAGAGCCGGACACAGAGCGGCCGGACACAGCAACAGAACCGGACGAAACCGACGAGGCAGAGGACGAGGATGAACAGGAGGGAGGTGAATAATCATGCCAAAGAGACGTTTTGATTTCACAAAGAAGAATAAACGCAGCGGAAAAGTCGAAAATGTCGGCTATTTGGATTTAGAGCAGGACGAGGAACAGAGCAGATGTTCCTTGTATTTCTACGGTGACATTGTATCGGCAACATGGGAATCCATGTGGTACGAGGAGGACAGATGCCCGCAGGACATCGCAGATTTTCTCAACCAGTTAGATGGCTATGAGGACATTGATATTTATTTCAATTCCGGAGGTGGAGACGTATTTGCAGGACTGGCAATCTATAACCAGTTAAAACGATACGACGGACACAAAGTCGGTTATGTCGACGGAATGGCTGCATCCATCGCATCGGTCATCATGTTCGCTTGCGACGAACTGCATTTTGCAACAGGAGCACAAGCAATGATTCACAAACCGTTGTGCATGGCATACGGCAACGCAGACGATTTCAAGGCAGTAATAAAACAGTTGAATCTCTGCGAGGATTCAATCCTTGACGTTTACATGGAACATGTGCAGGAGGGTGTCACAAGAGACAAGATTCAGAGCCTAATGAGCAATGAGACATGGTTCGACAGTAAGAAGATGCAGCAGTATTTCAATGTCGAAATCGAAGAAAAGGCAGCAGTCGCAGCGTGTGCATCCGACTATTTTGAGAAATACAACAATATTCCGGAGGCACTCAAGGGAACTGAAAAAGAAAACATTGTCGATGCGGTGCTTGCAGAACTGGAAAAGAGAAACAGTGCAGCAGCACAGGCAGAGGAACAGAGAATCGAGGCAGAAAAGAGGGAGATTCTCGATGATTTATACCTTTACGGTATGTAAGAAATGGAGGACAGAAAGTCATGAATAAGGAATTACAGAAGTTATTGAAACAGATTAACGACAAGAAAAATGAAGTCAAGAGCCTTGTGAACGACGGAAAACTCGACAAGGCAAAGGCAGCAAAGGAAGAACTCAAGGAGTTACAGAACAGATTCGACCTCCTCTATGATTTGGACGAGGACGAGCAGGGCGGTATTGAGGATAAGGTCAACAAAGGCACTGCAAAGCAGGTCGGCGGTGAGAAAAAGGTTGACAAAAAGAACCTTGTGAAAGCGTTCGTCAACATCGTAAAAGCGGGATTCCTGCACAGAGAGGCAGACGAGGCAGATGTTGAGGTGTACAAGAACGCACTCACATCCGACACAACCGCAGGAAGTGAGGGAGAGGTCGGAATCGGCGTGACTATTCCGGAGGACATCCGAACAGACATCATCGAACTGCGTCGTTCATCCGACAACCTTGAGCAGTATGTCAATGTTGAGGGAGTTGTGACAAAGACCGGAACACGAAACATTGAGGTCGATGCAGAATCAACACCGTTCGACAACGTGGACGAGGCTGCGGATTTTCCGGAGATGGACGAGCCGGAATTTTTACCGATTGAGTACAAGGTCAAGAAAAAAGGTGGAATCCTCAAGATGACCGCCGAACTGCTTGAGGACACAGCAGCCAACATCATGGCGTACATCAACAAATGGATTGCGAAAAAGACAAAGGCAACCCGTAACGCAATGATTCTCAAGGTACTCAACGAAATGACAAAGGGAAAAGAGGTCACAGTGGAGAACCTCGACAGTCTCAAGGACATTTTCAATGAGCAGTTAGACCCTGCGATTGCAGAATCCTCAATCGCCATCACAAATCAGAGCGGTTTCAACTACCTCGACAAGTTAAAGGATAAGGACGGAAACTATATTTTGCAGAAAGACCCGACACAGCAGACAAAGGGAAAGATGCTTTTCGGAGAATACAGAATCGTGAAACTGTCAAAGAAAACACTCAAGTCCACACCGATTATGAACAGCGATGGTCATACAATCGACGGGTACAAGCATCCTGTTTTCTGCGGTGACTTGAAAGAGGCTATCACACTTTTTGACAGAAATGTTCTGACAATCGACCTCAATGACAAAGGTGCGGGGTTATGGGATAAGGACATGACAGGTCTCAAGGTTCGTGACCGTTTCGATGTGCAGGCAGTTGACAAGGATGCAGTCATCAAGGGTGAAATCACAGAGGTTGTCAACGGGTAACAAGGCAGCAGGGCGGTGAATCCGTCCTGCTATTGAAAGCAGGTGAGAAATATGACGGACGAAGAAAAAGAGAAATACAGAGACGGTCTGATTGCAACATGCAAGGTATATTGTCACATCGACTATGATGACGACATGGAAATCCTTGAATTGATGTTTGATGTGACCATGCAGGAAATGACGGAACTGATTCCGAATTTCGACCAGTACAGCCTCACAAGCCGTCAAAAGCTGCTTGCATTTATATCCGTGAAAGAACTCTACGACAACCGTGACAAATACCGGAGCGACACGAAACTGCTTGCCTCTGCTGCCTCCTCAATGCTTTTGAAAGAAATATACGGAGGTGCAGCACAATGACAGGCAGAATCAAGATAATTCGCAAGGTGTCGAGCGTTGTTGATGGCAGACGGCAGCAGGAGGAAACGGAGTTTTATTCCTGTTGGTGCGAGGTCAAGAGTTTGGGAACAAATGAGAAATACACAGCCTTGCAGACCGGACTTGAAAACACAATCGTTTTTGAGACACGAACGTGCGACAAGATGGAAGAAATCCGACTGAACTTGAAAGAGTTCTATGCGGTGTACAAAGGCGTTGAGTTCAAGATATATGATGCGTCTCCAATGTTCACGGACGACAGGAAATACCAGTTGAAATGTAGAGCGGGAGCATAGTGTCATAATCTGACACCGGAGGGATGTGATGAAAATTGAAATGGAATTTCAAGGCTTGAAAGAACTCATGAAAGCATTTGAGGATGCAGCAAGCGACGAGGACATCCGAGCAGTCAACAAAAAGATTGTTGAACAGGGGGAACCAGTCGTGAAACGCATTATGTCGGGGAAGATTCCAAAATCGGCAGATATAAAGTTGAGCGGTCGAGGATTCGGCTCAAAATCATCGGTCACATCACACGCAGCGGACAGCGTTCCACTGGGGGCGGTCAAGGTGAAAGACACCGGAGCGTCAGCGGATGTCGGATGGGAAAAGTCGGATAATAGTGAACACTTTTATGTGAAATTCATTAACTGGGGAACTATTTACAGACCGCCTCAAGAATTTATCTATGCGACAGGGCGTGAGGCAGATGCGGAACTGCAAAAAATCGCAGAACAGGAGTATCAATCCTATTTAGATAACACAATGAAATGAGGTGATAGCGTGAACAGTCAGGACATCATAAAAGACGCATCGGATGCGTTGCAGCAGATTTCAGACAGGGGAATCACTGTCATGCAAGGGTGGTATGACAAGGACATCCATGAAACACATGTGACCTTGTGGGATTTGGGAGAAGTCGACGAGAACTTTTCGGATGATGATGCGGAGGGAGTGACACTGTCATTGCAGGTCACTATTTTTTCGGAGAGTGACGAGGTTGAACTTGCGAGGGAAATCAAGAAACTCATGAAAGAAAAAGGCTTTTCGTTTGAGGGCAGGAACGGAGACGATTCCAAACCGGAGGACGGAATCTATATGAAAGCACAAAGATTTTCAAAATTTTATGAAATGGAGGAATAGACATGACTGAAACAGTAACACCATTAAGCGAAACAGTATCACAGATTGTTAGAAGTAGAACATGCGGTTGTAGGGATTTCTACATCGCAAAAATCACACAGAATGATGCAACAGGATATGTTGCGGGAACTCCGGTGAAACTGGCAAGAGCAATCAAAGCGAAAGTTGATGAAAAATGGACTTCTGAAAAGATTTACTCCGATGACGGAACGGAGGAGGTCATCAACTCATACGAGGGAACAGAGGTCGAACTTGAGGTCAATGCACTTGCACCACAGGACAGACAGATTTTATTCGGGCAGTTATACGAGAACGGTTTCCTCATTAAGACAGCCGACGACAAAGCACCGGAGGTCGCTGTCGGATGGCGTGAGAGAAAACTGAACGGAAAGTATGATTTCAAATGGTTATACGCCGGAAAGTTTGCAGAGGGAATCAGTGAGGAGGCAAGCACAAAAGAGGGCAAATTGTCTCCGACAACAAAGAGCATCAAGGGTTTATTCTACGAGAGAAGTCTTGACAATGCGTATGAGATTTCGGTCGATGAATCAAATCTTGTGAAAGAGAACACAAAGGCAGCAGAAGCAATCAAGAGTTGGTTTTCAAAGGTGCAGGAAAAGAACGACGCAGCAGCGTAACAAGGGATATATAACAGGAGGATAAACCATGAAAAGAAAAATCATCATCAGCAACAAAGAGTTCACAATGCCGAAAATGTCGATTGATACATACACGGAGTATCTCGATATTGCGGAGCAGATTGACACACATCCGAGATATACAAAACAGGACATTGAAATAATGGCGATGTTTGTCTGCAAAGCATACGGAGACCAGTTCACCGTTGAGGAATTAAAGAATCCGGAGACCGGACTGGATGCAGCAGGTTTGATTCTTGAGTTCCAGTTCATTGACACAGGAATCGGGGAAGAACTCACCAAACGCATGGAGAAGATAGAGAAAAATTTTCAGAGTGGCAAGTGATACCGGAAATAGAGGTCACTTGCAGCGGGAAAAGATATTTTATCAACTCCATAACAGTGGAGCAGTACAAAAAATATATCAGTCTCATGGAGAAAAACAGCACGGAAAAGATTTCCGGAGTGATGTTTTTCAACACAAAGATAGTGCAGGAGTTATTCGGAAATGAATTGACGCTTGCGGAAATCGGGGAGATTGATGTGATTGATTTTCTAACGGCAATCAAGACGGTTCATTTTGTGATGCAGAACATAATTGCAGAGAAACTATTGAACATTGTCGAGGTTGAACAGGTGGAGAAAGAAAAGTCCGCATTTGACGAATACGACCGTGAAAACGGGTATGAGGACGAGCCGGAAGAACCGGAGGAAAATCAATGGAAAGTCTGCGGGGAGATTGTCGACCGTGTTGTAAAAATTGCGATTCGGCTTTTGAAAAACTCATACAGTCAGTGCATGAAAGAAAACATTGTCACGTTGTTGGAATACTTGCGTTTTGAATTAGACACAATCAACGAAAATCAGTAAGAGAGGAGGCGACCGAATGGCTTATACAAGCGTCAAAATTTCTGCAAATTCAAGTGATTACCAGTCACAAATGAAATCGGCAGCAGCACAAATGAAAGTCCTGTCTGCGGAATATACGACGGCAGCAACGAAAGCAAAGTTGTTCGGTTCGGAAACAGACAGCCTCAAGGCAAAAGCCGAATCGCTCACTCAAAAAATCACGGTGCAGAAAGGCATTGTGCAGTTAAATAGTGAGCAGCAGGAAAAGTTGACAAAGAAACTGTCAGAACAGAAAACAAAGCAGGAGGAACTCAAGGGAAAGATTGACGCTGCGAAAGAAGCCTATGCAAAGTCGACAGAGGAGACGGGGAAGAACTCCGAGCAGTCAAAAGCCTTAAAAGAGGAATTAGACAAACTCGAACAGGAGTACAAGGCAAATGAAACAGCAATCGGGAAAACAGAGACGGCTCTTGCAAATCAGACAGTAAAGACAGAAAAGTCAAAGACTGCCCTCATGAATATGGAGGCAGAACTGAAAAATGTTAATGAGCAATTAAAAGACAATAAACTTGAAAAATTTGCGACTGCTTGCGATACGGCAGGAACAAAGATGGAGAGTTTCGGAAAGAAAATGTCGGTTGTCTCTGCCGGAATTGCGGGCATTGGTGCAGCATCAATCAAAGCATTCACGGAACTCGACGAGGGTTATGACACCATAGTAACAAAGACCGGAGCAACCGGAAAGGCACTTGAGGGGTTGACAAAGTCTGCGGATAATGTTTTCGGAACAATGCCGGAGGATATGTCAACGGTAGGCGAGGCAATCGGAGAAGTCAACACAAGATTCCACACAACAGGAACGGAACTTGAAAAGACCTCAAAGCAGTTCGTACAGTTTGCATCAATCAACGGAACAAACGTCACACAGTCAGTTGACCAAGTTGACAAAATCATGAAAGCATGGAACGTCGATGCATCACAGACAGGAAACCTGTTAGGATTGCTCACGGCAAAGGCACAGGAAACGGGAATCTCTGTTGATACATTAGAGGGATATGTCCTCGACAATAACGCACAATTCAAAGAAATGGGATTGTCGTTGCCTCAAGCAATCAATTTAATGGCTCAATTCGACGCAAACGGTGTTGATTCAACTCAAGCAATGGCGGGTCTGAAAAAAGCATTACAGAACGCCACATCAGAGGGAAAATCAATGGACGAGGCGTTGTCAGATACTATCGGCAGCATCAAGAACGCAAAGACAGAGACCGAGGCGATGCAGATTGCAACGGAATTGTTCGGAAAAAAAGGTGCTGCGGAAATGACAAAGGCAATTCGTGAGAACAGAATTGACCTCACCAGTCTTTCGTCATCAATGGAGGAATACGGTTCAACAGTCGAGGACACCTACAACGGAACACTCGACCCGATTGACAATGCAAAGGTTGCAATGAACAACGCAAAACTGGCGTTGTCGACACTGGCATCCACAGCACAGACATCCGCAGCACCTATGATTGAAAAATTGACCGGAAAGATTCAAGAGTTGACAAAATGGTTTACGTCGCTCTCTCCGGCACAACAAGAAACAGTCCTCAAAGTCGGTCTTGTGGTTGCTGCTATCGGTCCGTTGTCAATCGGATTCGGAAAAGTGGCAAAGGGAATCTCTGACACGGTAACGACCGGACAGAAATTTGTGTCCGGAGCTGCAAAGATAATCGCAAAGATTACGGCAAAGACAGCAGCCACGGCAGCAACGACCGCAGCAGATACGGCATCGACCGCAGCCACAGCAGCCGGAACAGTAGCGACAACAGCACACACGGCAGCAACGACCACGGCGACCGCAGCAACGACAGCGTTCGGAGTAGCGTTGAAAGTTCTGCAAACGGTCGGAGTTGTGGCAATTATCGCAGCAATTATCGCAGCAATAGTTCTGTTGATTAAAAACTGGGATAAGGCAAAAGAAGCCGTAACAAAATTATGGTCGCATATCAAAGAAAAATTCAATGCAATCAAAGAGAGCATCACGGGAGCATTCACGAAAGCGAAAGAGGCGGTCACGAATAAGGTCAAGGAAATCGGTGACAGCATAAAAAACAGCACCATAGGACAAGCAGCCTCGAAAGTATTCAACGGCGTAAAGGACACAGTTCATAATGTCATGTCGGCAGCGACCGAAACGGCAAAGGAAAAACTGGGGAACATGAAAACCGCCTATGAAGAAAACGGAGGCGGTATCAAGGGCGTTGTTGCTGCCGGATGGGAGGGAATCAAAGGATATTATTCAGCAGGATTCGCATTCGTTGATAATTTATCCGGAGGGAAACTCTCTGAAATCAAATCGAAATTCTCTGAAAAGACATCGGAAATCAAAACAAAGGTTTCCGAGGGTTGGGAGAATATGAAAACCACCGTCACGACAAAAATGACGGAATGGAAAACCAACGCATCGAACAAACTGAATGAAATCAAGTCAAATTTCTCGACAAAGGTTTCAGACATCAAGTCCAATGTCTCGACAGGTTGGGAGAATATGAAAACCACCGTCACGACAAAAATGACGGAATGGAAAAACAATGCAACGAATAAATTGACGGAAATCAAATCCGGATTCTCCTCAAAAGTTTCAGAGATAAAATCAAAATGGTCGACTGATTTCACGAATATAAAGGACAAAGCGACCTCCCTCATGGAGACCGCAAAGTCCAATGTGTCAACAAAACTCGACCACATGAAATCCGCATACAGTGAAAAAGGCGGGGGAATCAAGGGAATTGTGTCTGCTACGTTTACGGGCATAAAAGACACAATGAACTCTCTCATGGGTACGGCGAACACTCTGACAGGTGGAAAACTTGACAGCATCAAATCGGCATTCTCAAGCAAATTAGCGAGTGCGAAATCGACCGCATCGTCTGCGATGGAGAGCATCAAATCATCATTCTCCTCAAAGATGGAATCCGCACACGGAGCGGTGACAGGTGCGTTGTCAAGAATCAAATCGGCGTTCAATTTCAAATGGTCATTGCCACACTTGAACCTGCCTCATATTAGCGTGAGCGGAGGGAAAGCACCATACGGAATCGGAGGAAAGGGTTCGCTCCCGTCATTCTCGATTCAGTGGTATAAATCCGGCGGTATCATGACAAATCCGACTGTGTTCGGAATCAACGGCAGCAGCCTCATGGTAGGAGGCGAGGCAGGCGACGAGGCAATCTTGCCACTTGCAGAATTTTATAACAAATTGAACAACATCCTCGACAAGAAACTGGATGCAGTTCAAAAATCAAATATTGTGTATGTGACGAATCACACATACATCGACGGAGACGAGGTTGCAAGCAGAACCGTGTCAAGGGTTGATGCACAGATGGTCACAGACAAAAGGAAAGGGAGGTAAAACAAGGCGATGAAGATAAACGGAACAGACATCAGAGCGTACAACGCAAAACAGTTGACCGCCGATGTGCAGCCTCCCTCAATCATGAATAATTATGAATGGTTGTCGGGAGCAACACTCCCGACAGAACTTGAGACAGATGTTCAGATGGGTCATTTGAAACTGTCAATCTATTTCAAGGGCAAGGACAGGAACAGCATCATCCGTTCTGCGTCAGAATTTATGATGAATTTCACAAAGCCGTGCAGGTTGGAACTTGACGGCTACAAAGGAACATATATCGGGTTCATCACATCAAATGACTATGAGAAAAAGAATGTGAAACAGAGGTACGTCGTAAACGTGGAATTTGACGGCTTTTTCGTCGATGACGACCTCTCAATCACATTCGACGGGAAAACCTCCGCATCGTTCTATAAAGTGGGTACAAGAGACACTCCGTGCGTTGTGGAGGTATATGCAAAAAGCACCTTGACGAATTACACAATCACCGGACTGGGAGAGGACATCATTGTTGAGAGCCTTGCAGCAGGAAAAACGGTTGTGATAGATGCAAAAACCGGACTTGTGACGATAGACGGGGCGAACGCATTTGACAAGGTGGATTTGTGGGAATTTCCGGTATTAAAGGCAGGAGAAACGGCACTCATATTCTCCAACACAAAGGCAAGAGTGACGGTCAGATATACTCCGATGTGGATTTAGGAGGTGAGAGCGTTGCAGATTTTTGATGATAAAAAGAAAAGAATCGGAACACTGTCCGGATTCAAGGATAGGGCAATCACCACGACACTGGATTCCGGAGATAAGGAATTGACGTTTGACTATCCTGCATCGGGAGCGTTGGTTGACCTGCTCAAAGAAGAATATTATATACGCACTAAAACGGACGAATTTGTTCTCAAAGCAGTCGAAAAAGGGGAACAGTTCAACAAATACACCGCCGTCCTCAATGTGGAGGAATTGGAGGGAACGGCGTTCCCGTATGGGTTTGAATCGGATGAACAGACAATCAAAGCGTGTCTTGAGTTTGCGTTCGAGGGTACGGGGTGGCATGTCGGAACATGCACAGTCACAAAGAAAAGAACCATTGACGAGCAGGAAAGTGTCACGGCATGGGATGTCCTGCAAAAGTGCCTCACGACATACCGTTGTGAGTGCATCATTCGCTCACTGACAAAGACAATCGACATTTATGACAGGATAGGAAGTGACAGAGGGTGTTATTTCATGGAGGGATTGAACCTCCGGAAAATATCTTTGAAATCCGACACCTATGATTTTTATACAAGAATCTATCCGATAGGCAAGGACGGCATCACGCCGGAATGGTTGACCGGAAAAGATTACATCGACAATTTTCAGTATAGTTCCAAAATCAAGGCGTATGTGTGGAAAGATGAGAGATACACCAACACCACAAGTCTGATTGAGGATGCGACGGCAAAGATTGAGGAAATGTCACGACCATACAAGGCGTATACTGCGGAGGTGGTCGACCTTGCGAAAGCGTCAGAAAAATACAAAGACATTCTTTCATACGGAATCGGAGATACGGTCACACTTGTGTCAAAGAAAACCAGAACGAAAGAAAAACAGAGGATTGTCAAAATCACGGAATATCCGGAGACACCGGAAAAGAATACGGTTGAGATTTCAAATGCGAGAAAGACATTTGCAGAGATTCAGAAAGAGGAGACAGCAGCAGCGACCGAGGAGGCAATCTCAATCTCCAACAGGGCAACAAAGAAAGTCCTTGAGAACTATTCGACCACGGAGGAGATTGAAACCAAAATCACGGCATCGAAAGAGGCAGTCGAGGCGGGTGTTGCCTACACTCTAAAAAATTATTATACATCCGTGCAGATGGATTCCTTGATAAAAGCCACAAAAGAGGAGATTTCTCAAGAGGTAAAACATGTTGAGGAAAACTCAATGCACAACTATGTTGTGAATGGAGATTTTTCAAACGGACTTGATGATAATTGGTACAACAGTAATGAGACGAACAATGCCGTGATGGATGTGTCCGGTTTGGGTACGGTTGCAAAAATACTGAAAACATCCTCAAGCAGTTCCTATATACGGCAGAATTTAGGGAAAATACCTGCGGGAACATATCGTGTGAGATATAAGGCAGCAACAGCAGCAGGGTACGAAAGCACGGCAAGGGTGCAGGTGGGGGCATTGGGAAGTTATTCAACGACATCCTCCGGAATGCTAAAGAGTAAAGAGTTCACGACGATTGAACGTGAAATCACGGTATCAGAGGGAACAAAATATATTTACATTTACGCATACACACAGAACGCACCCGTGTATATCACGGATATTGAGGTATTAGGACTGTATTCATTGTATGCGGATGCAAAGATTCAAGTGACCGCAGAGGAAATAACCTCCGAGGTAAAGAAAAAAGTCAACTCCGATGATTTCGGAACGCTAATCACACAGAACGCATACAATGTCCGAGTTGCATTCAATAACGGCAGTTCGTACATGCAGTTTGATTCGACAGGAATCACGATGTACACAGGAACTATCACAGACAACACAAAAAGAACACGGTTCGATTACAACGGTGAACATTTCTATCGTGACGGAAAATATGTCGGAAAAATCGGAACAAACACCATGATAGGGAATGACAGTCAGAGAGGACTTGTGTTTGACATAGAATATGACACAGCATATATGTCATGGGCGAACAAGGAAAGTGCAAACGGCAGTTCGTACATGATGAAATGGGCGTACTGCACACAACAGTGCAACAATTATGAGGCGAATATGCTTCATGCAGGGGCAGACATTAACATGCACTATTATAAATTGAGAAACGTGAGTTTTGAAGATGGGGCAATCAATGGAACATTGACATTCAAGCAACCTTTAGCAGTGAGCAGCGATGGAACATTGTCAAAATGGTCAACAGCAACATTGACATTCAAGAATGGGATTTTGATTTCGGGTGCATGGAGTAACGGATAAAACAGGAGGAAAAACAATGCAGATGAATGACGAAAATATTCAAACAGAGGAAATCAAACAGGCAGCAGAGCCGGAGTTCAAGTTTCCGGATGATGCGGAAAGCACATCAAGACCAAACGAGACAGCAGAAGTTGTGACAAGAGAAACCGCAGAGGAAACAAACACGGAACTCTTGCAGAGCATCGACAAGAAACTTGACATGTTACTTGCAGCACAGGCAGCAACGCAGGCAGCAAAGGAGGAATAATCGTGAATACACCTATCGCAGTAAGAATCGAATGTGCAAAGGGAGAAATCCTCAACGCTATGGAGGCAATACAGACAAAACATGCGTTGCCTCCCTGCATCATGGACGGCGTTCTTTCTTCTGTACTGGCAGAGGTGAGGAGTGAGGCAAAGATTGAACTCATAAACTCCACAAATGCAATGATGGCAGAAAAAGACGAGGAACTTGAAAAGGCGAAAAAAGCAGCAAAGAGAACCTTGAGAACCGAACCGGAAGAACAGACGGAGGAGGAACATCCGGAGAATCCGGAAGAATAAGCAGTAAACGCCGAGAGGAGGTGAGAGCATGGCAGCGTTGACGAAATTGACGACGAACATCAATCTTGAGATGTCCGGAGACACAAAAAGATATTTAGTATCTGCAAAGCAAGGAGACAAGGCAACACGATTCATCGTTGCAAAACTACTCAATAACGGTGAACCGTACACAATTCCGACAGGTTCGAGAGCGGTCATCAATATCGCAAAGCCGGACGGAAAACATGTGTATAACACATGCACATATTCCGGTTCGGATGTGACGGTCGAACTGACAAATCAAGCACTTGCAGCCTCCGGAACGGCGTATTGCGACATTGAAATCCGGACAAACGATGATTCACAGATTATCACATCTGCATCGTTCACGATGGAGATTGAGAAGTCACAGAGGGATGAAAACGCAATCCTGTCATCGAATGAGTTCACAGACCTTGAGAACAGAATCAAGGGGCATATTGAGACCATTGAGAACACGGATGCAGCAGTCAAGAAAGCAGAATCGGCAAGGGTGACGGCAGAAAATGCGAGGGTAAAGGCAGAAAACGCAAGGACAGCAGCGGAAAAGACCAGACAGGAAAATGAGAACACCCGCATCCAACAGGAGAAACAGAGGGAGCAGGAAACATCACAGGCGGTCAAGAACGCCGAGGATGCGACCGCAGCAACCAAACAGGCGACAAAGGACTGCAAAGAGGTCAAAGACAGGGCAGAGGATGCGTTGCAGAATCAAGAGCAGCTTGAGGCAACACTGAACACAGCAACGCAGATTCGGCAGGAAGTGTCACAGATGCAGTCAGCAGTTGAGGAAGCAAAGAAACAGGTCGAGCAGGACAAAAAGGATATTGACGACACGATTCAAAATTCCCTGCTTGCATCCGCAGAGAAAATCCTTGAGAGTGTGCAGGACTATTTCAATCGTGCCGAGGCTTTATATTCGAGCATGTATCTTGATTGCGACGGTGAAACACCATACCTGCGAACCGTGACACCGATTTTTATTGATGGAGCAACGCCACAGGTCAGACAGGCAAATGAGGGCGTTGATTTCGACGGAGGAACGCCGACCTCCCGACAATTAGCAGTATAATTCCACGATACTGGAAACAGACGGCGAAACGAACACAAAAACGTGATTGTGTGATATATTCCATAATCACGGGGCAAAGGAGGTTGAACAGATGGCAGCAATCAGACCATGCACCGGAACAACGGCAGACTGGAAAGCAGTTGAGGACACTCTGATTCTCAAGGAAAGAGAAATCGGAGTTGAGATTGACACATCCGGTCATTATTTAGTCAGACAGGGAGATGGTAAAAACAAATTCTTTGATTTGCCGATTATCGTCAATAACGCACGTTATGAGGAAATACTGGAATTGACACAGGGGTACATGAATACCGTGAACAATTTCAGTAAGAACATGATAGAGGCGACCAACAGTGCAAACAGTGCAGCAAAGACGGCGAGCGATGCAGCAGCATCCGCAACCGCAGGAGCAAAGGCATGTGAGGGCATTGTGGACGGTCTCAACACTATGGTTGATACAGTAACAAAAAAGACCTGCGTTCTCTCGATTGAGGACGGGATTTTGACGATAAGGGAGGCTTGAGCATGACTTACAAGAAAGTAACACCGATTTCAAAAGGCGTGTTGAGAATCAGAAGTGAACCCGATGAAAGCGGGAGAGTGTGCGGTTCGGTATCTTATGGCGAGGAGGTCACGGTCGAAACGACAAAGGTGACATCGAAAAAAGGTAAAGAATATTACAGACTGGCGGGATATGGCTATATTTTAGCGTCACAGGTAAGGGATGCAGAATCGCAGACAGAGGCAGAGGCGAAAGTGGATGCAGCGGTCAAGAAAGCGGAATCAGCAGCGAGAAAAGCAGAACAGGCAGCAAAGGCGTGTGACGGCATAGCTGCCGGAATGAATGTCGTGATTGATTCTGTCACAGGGAAAGCGTGTGAGATTGGAATGACCGACGGAAATATTGTTGTAAGGGAGGCTTAACACATGGCAAGCGGAGACGTAATTGTAAAAGTAGCAGACAAAGAAACACTCGACCGCACCTATGCGAATACAAACGCAATACTGGCAGCAGTCGGGGAGGATGTAAGAGTAAAGGGAGTAAAGCGTTACGGACTGAAAATCAATAAAAATGACAGCAATCCGGCGACACGCTGCACATACCTTTTCGATGCGGTGGGAATGACACCTGCTGCGATGAACTATTCAACCGGAGCATTTGATTTCGGAGACTGGGGAGATGTCTTTTTTGTAAAGAACAACTATCCGGCAATGGTCAGATATGACGGTACAGAAGATTATAAACTTGACCCGAACGACCACACAAAGAAAGCGGACGGAACAACGGCATCTGATGTCGCAAACACGGCATACGGAGGAAATGCAATGAGTGTTTTCGATGGCAGCGGTGACAAGGGCAAAATTTGGCTCTCACAGTTTGAAATCGGAAACTATGAGTACATGATTATTTCAAACGTCCAGTATGATGAATCGTACAACGACGATGCGTATGTAAGAGAGGACGGCTCACATGCGGATAAACTCTATTATCCGATGTTCGGCGGTTCATACGACGGAACACGCATCCGTTCTCTTGCAGGACAGACGCTCATGTACAATACAAACGCATCGACAGAAATTACAAGAGCAAAAGCGAACGGCAACGGTTGGAACATCGGTTCATGGAGCAAAAGAAACCTGTTGGATTGTATGCTCAAGATTATGTCAAAGACAGACAATTCACAGACAGCGTTCGGACAGGGGCAGACATCCGGATATGTGAACGACGCATCACAGAACTACGGACACCTTGCGACCGGAACATTGACAAACAAAGGACAGTTTTTCGGTTATAAGGACACGACCCATGAGGTCAAAGTGTTCTACATTGAAAAATGGTGGGGCAACCGTTGGGATAGAATCAACGGTCTGTTGATGGTCGGAGGAGAAATTCTTGCGAAAATGACACCTCCATACAATCTGACCGGAAAGGACTTTGAAAAGGTCGGAATCACATTCGCATCATCCGGCAGCGGTTGGCAGAAAGGAACGAAGTCAAGCAGATTCGGACGCATTGTCAATTCAACAGGTGGCAGCAGTAGCACATACACATGTGACTATTTATGGTGGAACGCCGGAATAACTGCGGTCGCCCTTGTCGGCGGTAGCTGTAACGCTGGCGATTATTGCGGTGCGGGTTGCTTGGGTTTGAACTTTTCTGCGGGCGCTGCGAGCTGGAGCATCGGTGCGTCCGTTTTCTTAGAACAGCCTATCGCTGCGTAAGCAGCAGGGGGAGGAACGGAGGGGGAACGCCTCCGCTATTCCCGCCGTTAGGCGGTGTGGTCGTTTTTAGAAAAATGAATATAGGGATATAGGGTGCGGTGTCGGGCGGTGTTCCTGCTCCCTGCGGTCGCCCTTGTCGGCGGTAACTGTAACAATGGCGATTATTGCGGTGCGGATTACTTGAATTTGAACAATTCTGCGGGCAATGCGAACTGGAACATCGGTGCGTCCAATTTCTTCTCATATCGGAGCGTTTAATCAAATGCAGCCTATATCCCACGCCACAAGGCGAAAATCATTCCGGATATAGGGTCGGTTGAGTAAGCATCCGCACAAAAACCGATAGGAGATAAGAAAATACTATATGAGAAGTTACAACAACCTATATGAACCAATGTTGCAAGACGACTACATAAAACAGCGTTTTATAAATGCATCCAAAAAGAAAAAGAACAGGAATGATGTGCGGGAGGTATTAGAGAATCTCGATGAACACACAGAACTCTTGAAAAAGATGTTGACAGAGGAGTTGTTCATTCCGGACTATCACAAACCGAGCATCATCAACGAGAGCAGCAGCAAGAAAACACGCCGTATATTGAAACCGCATTACAAATATGAGCAGGTTATTCATCATTGTGCAATAGGTCAGTTCAAACCGATTGTGATGAATGGATTGTATGAATTTTCCTGCGGGAGCATACCGGACAGGGGCGTTCATTACGGGAAAAAGTACATGCGGAAATGGCTTGATTCATACGACGGGAAAAAGTTCTTTGTTCTCAAGATGGATGTACACCATTTCTTTGAATCCATAAACCGGAGAATCCTCAAGAGAAAACTCAAAGCAGTAATTCGGGATAAACGGTTTTATAGATTACTCTGCATACTGATTGAACATGACAAAATAGCACTCGTTGCAAAGATTTTGACGGATGCAGGTGTTGAGATTGATGCAGAACAGACAAAAACGCTTGTCGGGTGCATAGCATTTGACGACATCTCCGGAGCGTTGGAGGTCTTGAGGGAAATCGGCATCGCCGGAGCGATGTTCGAGGAACTGAAAATAATTATTGAGGAGATGCGAAAAGGCGTTCCGTTGGGATATTTTACATCACAATGGTTCGGCAATTTTTACTTGAAAGCACTTGACCACTACATCAAGGAGGAACTCCATGCAGAACATTACATGCGATACATGGATGACATGGTGATACTGGGTAAGAGCAAAAAGAAACTGCATAAGATGCACAGGGCAAGGCATCGAATTACGACCCTGCACAAATCACGATTGCGTGTGAGGCAGATTGTTCATCCGGTGTCGCTGCAATCGTAAAGGGAGCAGGTTACAGACTGGGAAATGAGAAAATGAAGAATGTGAGCATTTATCTCTATACCGGAAACATGAGAGCGGGTCTCAAGGCAGCAGGATTCGAGGTGTTGACAGATAGCAAATATCTGACATCGGATGCGTATTTGCTTGAGGGAGACATCCTCCTCAATGACAATGCTCACGTTGCAACGAACCTCACGGACGGAGCGAAGTCATCCGGAACAGGTGCATCCAACACAACACCAGTCAAGAGCAATACAAAGGTCGACGTTGCACACGGGTTCAACAAGAGCCTTGCAGGAACTTATAAGGTGACTGCATCCGGATTGAATCTCCGTGCGGGAGCAGGAACAGGAAAGTCAATCCTTGCGGTGATGAAAAACGGCGAGAAAGTCCAGTGCTATGGATATTATAACGATTGCAACGGTGTGAAATGGTTGTATGTGGTTTACAAGAACATCGTCGGATATGCGTCAAGCAAGTATTTGAGCAAATAGGAGGGATAATCATGTTATACTATTTAGGCAAAGGAACAGAGTTCAAGAAAGAGGACTGCAAAGAGTACAAGACCATTGAGGGAGCAATGAAAGCAGCAGCAAAGGACGAGAGTTTTGTTGTGTGGGATGAAAACGGAAATGTCATCGGCTCACTCACGGACAATGTTCCGGATGGAGCATTGCAGACGAATCCGGACGGCAGCGTCAACGCATACGATGCGGACGGAAACAAGGTCGGAACAGTCGATGCGGAAACCGTTGAGAAAATGACAACATTTGAGAGTAACGAGGATGCAGCAGGGCAGCAGGAGGACGCAGAGGACGAGGAAACAGCCTCAAACGATGCAGAGACGACAAATCCTCCGCTTGAACCGGAAACGGGCGAGAATGGGGCAAATACAGAGCCACAGGAGGCAGAGGACGAACCGGAAGACAAAGTCATTATTCCACAGGGAAAAATGAAAGTGACGGTCATTTGTGACGGCTCACTCAATATCAGACGTTCCGCAGCGTGGGGGAATGAGAACATCTGCGGTCGTGCTATCAGAGGACAGTCATATTATGTGAAAGAGATTCATGTTGTGGACGGAAAGAAGATGGTCAGAACAATCGGCGACCTTTACCTCTCCGGAGAATCAGAGCATGTACAGTTTGAACAGTTATAAGAGCATACAGACAAAAAAAGAGGACGGCATCCGGAAACGGGTGTCGTCCTTGTGTTATAATGGATTTATGAACGTGCTTGAATTTTGGCAATCAACGCATCCTGCAAAACTTTTGAATAGTTGATACCGTAATTTTCACATGCAGTATTGAGCCATGCAGGAATACTCAAAGTTTTCTTAACCGCTTTGTCATTGTACGCACGGGCGTATTCGTCGAGGTTGACACAAATCAAATTGACAAGTGCTGCATCCTCGTCCTTTTCAACTGCATCAAGAGGGGTCGGAGCGGGAAGAACATCACCATCACGCAAGGATGTGAATAAATACTGACCGCAAGCCTCTTGAGCCATTGCGAAAGCGTCCGCAAGGTTATCTCCGTAAGTTGCTAAATCATTGAGGTCGGGGAAAATAACTGAATATCTCCCGTCGCCCTCCGGATAAAAAACAGCAGGATAAATATAATTCATGATAACGCTCCTTTCTTTAATGGGTGGCAGGTCTCATTTGAGACCCGCCTGTTTGAGTATGGAGTTGACAACCCTTTGAGGAATGTCGCCTCGATGATTTGGGATTGTAACTTTTCCCGTTTTGGTTGGGTGTTTGTATTGGTGATGTGAACCTCTCACATCTACTAACTCCCATCCGTCATTGAGGACTATTTTTTCAATTTCTCGAAATCTCATTTGTATTGTTTCCTCCTTACAAGTATATAATAACACGTATTTTACGTAATGTCAATAAAAATATACGTAAAATACGTAAAAATAGCAGAGATTTTCATACTACTAAATTGAACCTACCGACAGGAAATCTTGATTCCAAGACCAGTGATGAGGTAATCGCCCTGCTTAAGATGACAGCAAAAAAATATGGACAGACAATTGTAATGATTACCCATGATG